ATTCTTTATTTTTTTTCTCTAATTCATCTAACTGAAGTTTATCAAAAACGTCCTTTATTTCTTCTCGAATATTCTCAATAGTTTCATTCTGTTTATTGACATGTTTTTCATTAACAACAAGATCTACCTCAAGACCTTTCATCTGGTCGGAGATTTTGTCTCTAAACTTACGTACTTCAGTTTTAAGACTTGCGTGATAATTTTCGTTTGATACGACTAAATTACCCTGAATTTCTCTAAGATCTTCAGTTACAGCTTCTTCTAAGAAATCAAACCTTTTATGATATCTTTCAATCTCGCTAGAATAATGCTCTAACTTTTCATTTTCACTAATCTCTCTTTTTCTAAAATCTTTGTATAGATTATCATAAGTTTTTGATATTGAATTAATCTCTCCTTTATATTCCTCTATAACGGATTGAAGTTCTCCAATCTTTTCTTCAGTTTTTTCGTAGATGCCTTCAGAAATAGACTCAATTTTTTCGGTGAGTATATTGACTTTAGAGAGAACCTGTTCCTCTAATTCCTTTACTTCCTTCTCGGATTTGATTTTATTTTCAATGAGAAGATTGTTATACTTAGGTATTTCATTTTCAGTAAATTCTTTTACTGTTGCATTTAAGTTATCAATTGTCTCTTGATAGGAATCAATTGAAGTTTTAATTTTTTCTTCAGTTCTTAATTCAGTTTCAGCAAAGAACTTTTTATATTTTGGGAGTTCTTTTTCTACTAAGTCTGCTACAGTACTATTAACATCTTTAGTTGTTTTTCTAAAATCTTTTTTAATATCTGAGATGATATTTTCATTAAGACTTTCAACAGTCTCTAAAGCACTAGTGACTTCTTTACTAGTATCAGACTTAATCGATTGAAAATTTTCTTCAATCTCTTCTTTAAATTTTACGAATCTATCATCTACTCTAACTTCTGATTCAGATACTAACTTTTTATATTTTGGTACGTCAATATCAATAAAAGATTCTACCGAGTTTGAAAGGTTAGAAAAATCTTCTTTTATTTTATCTACAGTTTCTCCGTTAATAGAAGATATTTTAGATTCAATTTTGGATATAGATTCTTGTACGAAAAGAAGTTGTGCCATCATGGCACTATCAAGATCTTCCTTTTTAATTAACTCTTTTAAATCTTCTTTTATTGTAGAGATCTCTTGAGAAACAGTTTCGACTTTCTCTAAGTTCTCTTTAAAACTATCAAATGTATTTGTAAAATCGGATAGTGATTTGATATGATTTAGATTATCTTTAAAAGTATCAAATGCTTCTGAAACCTTCTCAATTTTTTCTGGGCGTGCAGAATCATACTCCTCTTTTATCTGATCTAGAGGAGTTTTGTTTTTATCTTTAAAAAAATCTGAAGGCTTCTTTAATGCCACTTTTTATATATCTCCACTACATTTATTATTTATTGTCTTCTTTTAAACCATTCTTCAGCATTTTCGCCAAATCTGCAGTAGATCCAACAAATAATGCATTGTTAACAGTAGAAGGACCTTTTGATTTAGTCTCTTCTTCAACATCTTTTAATTTTTTCTGAAGATCCATCAATTTATCAGTTGCATCTGCAACATTTTTAATTAACTGCCCAGCGACTTCATATGCTCTAGGCATCTCACTTTCTTGTGCCAATTCAAGAATTCCATTAATTGCTTCTTGACCTTTTTCAATTATACTATAAAGATTTCCTCTAGTATACTCATAATCTTTTGTAACATCATCAGGTCTAGATTTAGCAACCTCCTTAACTTCTTTCTTTACAATTTCAGCATCAATAATGTCATTAGAAACATTAAAAGTATCATTTAAATCTTCAAATTTACTAGAGGGCTTCATATAAATCCACCATCAAATCCAAAATTATCACCATCTTCAATTAAAGCACTATCTACACCAATAGTTCCAATACTTGGTAAAGTTGTAGTTGTGTAATCAATACCTTTAACATCTGCCCCAGATACATGTTTTTCTGCTTTTGTATTATCTCTACCTCTATCAACGGTAATTTTATTATCAGTCTTAGATCTTACAAATAATTCTTCATCTCCAATAAAGATATATTTGTCAGTTTTAATTCCAGTAGCATCAGTAACTTCAAATGTTTTTGTTGTTGCCGTAATGTCTTGTGCTAATGTAGTAACAACATTATCAGTATAAGATTTAAGTGCTCTTGCAGTTGCAGAATAAGTAAGTTCTCTTGTAGTATTTGTTGTATCTGTTCCAGTAACAAAACTGACAGTTGATCTCTTAATAAGATCTTTAGACGCGGTAGATGTAGGACCAAACAGATATGTTTTTGCTGTAAATCTTAAAGTATAATACAATACTCTTCTGGTACTAAAATCACCTTCATAGTCGTCTTGCATAGTGACATTTTCTAATACAATCGGAACATCTCTCTTTTCTTTAATTTGATCTACTAATTCTATAGTCAAATTATAGGATGGTTGAAAATATGGTAAAATTTGTTCTATAATTTGAAGAGCATCATCATTTAATTTTGTAAAAATACTCAATTCAAATTGCATATTATAGGGAACTGGCATAAATGACTTTCTACTTTCAGTTCCATCATCTTTATCTTTTGCTATAAAAGTTTGAGTTGTGGTAACTTTTCTACTGGGGTCATAAGTCAATCCAGTAATTTCAAATGACATTCTTGGCAAAGTAATTGCCGTTGGTTTGTTAAGGTCAGGTGACTGCTCAATTCTAGCTAAAAACTTTTGTGTTGGACCATAAGCCAAAGGAATTCTAAGAACAGAATTTTCCTGCTGAACCTCTATCGAATTAAATAGGGTTCCAAAACCAATAATGGTTCTTCTTAGTATTTCGTTGTAGAAATATTCAAACATGATTAAACCTTAACACATTAATACTAACAATAAGACTATTTAGGGCATTCCAAAAGGATTCTGCTCACTAAAGTCTAATATAGAATCTGCTTCATTTTCTATATTAAAGTTATCAGCAAAGGGGTCATTATCAATTATTTTATCAATTACCCTTAGAACTCTCGTTGCACCTGAAGTTGACCCGGTGAGAGTTTCTCCTAGAGAGAATGAACCAGAGACCGCAGCAATTTCTAGCAAATTGGTTGTAGAGTTCCAAGATCTTACCCTTGCAGTTACTCCAGTTGTAGATCCAGTAACAGTTTCATTAAATATAAAATCTCCACTGGAAATTGAGGATGGTTCAGAAATAGTAATATCTGGTGCAAGTATATATTTATTTCCTGCGTCAATAACGTTGATACTAGTAATTGTTCCTGCTGCACTTATAACTGAGAGTCCCGTAGCAGTTGTAACGCCAGCAACCTGATCAATGTAATTTTTATCTCCTACAGTATTGGATATAGAAACTATAGGAGGTGATAAGTATCCACCACCACCATAAGTAACTGCAATACCGGTGACAATTCCACACTTATCAATACCAAATTCAAATACTGATGTGGCAATTCCTACATTTGATGAAGATTGATTTATAGAAACAGTGCTTGATCCAATAGATGTAACAAAGGTGTCTGTTGGTATAAAATTGTATAGATCACTGTATCCAACACCAAGTCTTACTCTATCTCCGACAAGAATATTTGTTGTAGTAATACCAGTAATAGTTGTAGATCCTATACCAATAGTTCCTTGAGTCTGAACAGAATTGAATCGAATTGTTGTAATACCAAGTGCTCTAAATGCCTCATTTGCTCCTCCAGGAGAACCAATAGTAACAGTTGGAGTGGAATTATAACCAAATCCACTATTGCCAATGCTAATGGTGCTTACAGTTCCAGCAACAGATACAGTAACACTAGCAGTTGCTTGTACTGGTGATGGACTTCCAGAGAAAGAAATGCTAGGTGCCACTGTATATCCAGCGCCAATTGTTGCTCCTGTTCCTGTTGCCCATGAATCTGAGGTGTTGAAAGATACTGATGTAACAATACCGGTTATTGGATGAATTGTTGCAATACCAACAGCAACTTGAGTTGGAGCATCCATTACTCCAGATGTAGAGATTGCCACAGTAGGTGCAGTTGTGTATGCTCTACCGGTAGTACTAAATGCAATAGAACCTGGATTAATAGATGAACCAGCAATTCCTATAGTTGCTGATGCAAAACTTGTTCCTGGATGTGAGATTGTTACTGTTGGAACACTAGTATAGAATTTACCTCCAGTGGTTAATCCAAGTGTTGCTACTGTTCCTCCAGTTAGATTGATATCATCAAGAGTTGCGGTTGCTTCTGCCTCATTTCCCGTTCCTGTTGGTAAAGAGAATGTAACTGCTGGTGCTTCCTTATAGAATACGCCACCAGTTGTTCCTCCAGGGAATAGATACTTAGTTCCACCGATACTAATAGTTGCGGAAGTTACACTTACACCTCCACCAACTATTGGAGAATCTAAAGTTGCTGTTGCCGCTGCTCCAACATGTTTTGGTCTTGAGAATGTTACTAATGGTGGTTCAACAAATCCTCCACCAGAATTCGATAAAGTTACTATACCAACACCACCAATTTCAGTAATAGATGCAGTTGCAGCAGAACCAGAACCAGTATTATCGGTAGTACTAAAAGTCACTGATGGTGGGGTTGTATATCCCGATCCAGCGTTTGTAACATCAACTCTTTGAACTGATTGAAGTCTTGGGTTTACATTAAGATTGCAAACATTTATTCCACCGATCATTGATGCAATACCAACTGCTGTTACTCCTCCTACAGGTGCAGAAGATACTTGCACTGCAGGAATCATACCATACCCACCACCTCTATTGGTGATAGTGAACTTTCTTACCCCACCTACTACAATTCCGGAAATTGCAGATGCACTAACTGCATTTCCAACCATAGTAAGGGTTTGAGTGATTCCTTGAACAGTGCTGATTCCGTCATCAGTAACTCCATCAGATTCATCTCCTAGCAACTCATTATCAATGTCTTCAATTCCAGTATCAATAATTTCATTTTGATACTGAAAGAGTTCGCAATACAATTCATAAACATAAAGACCTTGTAATTGATAATATGGTTTTGCATATTCAATGTCTTTAATTTCATAAAGACGATCATCTAAAGGGAACCAAATTAAATCTCCACCTTTTGGACGGGTGGAAAGTTTTATATTTGCTTGTCCTTGGATTAGTGGTGTAATATAATTTTCATATCTTTCTCTGGATATGACTAATCTAACTTCATCCTTAGATTCAATACCAAATTTTGATAAAACATCTCCAGCACCAGAATATGCATCATAGTTATCAACATATGCCTCAATTGGCAAAGCACTATCAAATTTAGATTGTACTACTTCTCTTATGACTGTATTTTCAGTCATATACTTTCTTGGAATGTAGTATATGTCAACACCATACATTCTCAATTGTTCATTGATTAGACTCTGAACTAAATTTTGCTCAGAAGAAGTGCCCTGAGTGAAGAAAGGATTTAATGCCATTAGCCTATCATATCAAGTGGTGGTAATTCATATGTATTTGACATTACCTCTTTGATCTTATCTAATTCTCTCTCTGCATCGTCATATATTTGTCTTCCATTTAACTCAATTCCACCAGGAAGTTTAACGCCTTGGAATTTAATTAAATTTTGACCCCATTGTCTTTTGATAAGAGCAGTCAAATATCTTTTTAAGAATGAATCATTATAAACTCTTGCAAAATCGTTTGGATCTAAAAGTCTCCAACAATCTAGAACAATATACTCATCCTTGGTTACATTCGCCCAATCAACATCTAGATATAATCTATCCTGCCGTTGATTAAATCTTATCTGCTTCTCAGTGTTTAATAAAAAGTCAATATCTGAAAGATATGTCTTTGTCATTGCATATGACAACATCTCCATTGAATTGAAGAAATATATGTCATTTAAAAACAACTGATACTTAAGACTAAACATTCCATTAGATATTGTGCTACTATCAAACCTGAATATTTTATTGATACCAATTACTGCTGGAGGAACTTGGATATAATTACTATTTTCTTCATATGAGAATGATACGGGTGAACCATCAATAGTTGTACTCACATTTGTAGTTACAAGTCCACTGGGATTAGTTCCTCCCCTCCCTTGACCTCTATCAATATCTTCTTGAGTTATTTTATATTTTAAATATGTCTGAACTACGCCGTCAAAATGCCTCTCATGGAAGTACTGGAGGGCATCATCGACTAAATCATCAATCTGCTCATCAGCAACATTTATCTCCAATACAGGAGCACCTAGCTGCCTCTTACAATAATTAACTAGATCTGTTCTACTTGCTGGTTGAGCCATTTATTCTCTAGTTTCCTAAATGTATTTATGGTGCTGCAGATACTA